AGTGAATGGTGACGACGGGCTTATCCTCGTTCCGAAGAAGCTTCTTGGATTCTATTTTGAGTTCATGTCGCGGCTTTGGGTAGTGAACGAAACGAAGACGCGGGTTTCGGGGCATTCAATGTCTCTTAATTCGCGGGCTTGGGAGCACCAAGGTGGCAAAACCACCGAGGTGCCCCTCGTTCGCTGGAACCTTATTTACGGTGTAGATAAGTACGGGGTTGGGATGCAGAATCCCCAGGTCTGGAATAGTGTCCTGTCGTGTTCCGAAGGGGTTGACCCTAAGGAGCTCTGGCTGCACTTTCATCGTCGTTGGTTTTCGCAATTGCGGAAGCTGACGCGGTTCGGAGGGAATTACTTTCTTCCGCTCCTGGCCGGGGGGCTCGGTTTGAAACCCGTCGCTGAGGTGTATTACACGCCTTGGCAGCGGGCTGCCGTTGACGACGCACTTCGGTGCGTGGGGACGAGCAGAAAGCCACGTTATCAAACGATACTTCGTAACAATCTTCCGCGATCTTCAGCTATCGTCGTTCAGACGACTGCTAAGGTTGCGGTAATTGGGACCGGAGTGTCAAGTACGGACGTACCCAATAGCCATCGGCCCTGGGTCGATGAGCAGACCTCCTGGCTCTTGCCTGCGAGGTTGCCAAAGCGGTTTCACCCCGAGTTTTCAGGGGATGAGGTCGCTAAGGCTTGGGATCTCAAAATTGTTGATTACAATCAAGAGGTGGCGAATCAAATCTTGCCAAAGTTGGTGGATATTGAAAACTAAGTGTCCACACATTTTATATTACACATTCACGTACACAAACATGTCTTCAGCAGCAAAAGCTGGAAAGGTCAAGCAAGCGCTTGATAACGATGTCAAAACTGACATCAAGGCGATCAAGGAAGGCTCCCGAAAGGAGCTCTCCCCAGTCGCCGCGAGGTATCTTCGGAACCTCGCAAACCCCGCCGGATCATCCTTAGGCGGGATCCCTACCTTATTGGGTGGGAACGGTGGCCGTAGCGACGTACGTCGATTTCGTGCCAAAGGTACCTTCCAACCTGGCGTTTTGGGTTTCGGCTTTGTAGCCGTTGCCCCGATGCCCGTTTTCACTCCTGGGCGCAACTACAACGGACCCACGTTCCCGTTGTGCTCTAACAGTGTCTTTGGCTCCAAGTCTGATAACTCTTGGGCCGGGGCCGCTATGCCCAACCCCTACGACCTGCTTACATCTCATCCCGGAGTTTCGAACATCACGTTCGCGGATTCTGATTTGACCTATTCGCAGGTTGGTACCGCTGCTAATGGCGCGACTTTTGACAAAGCCGTTGGCTTCCGGTGCGTAGGGGCTTGCATCGAAATCTTCTGTGAGGCTTCTTTCTCCACTTCAAGTGGGGAGATTACTCTCCTGGAGATGCCCGGGCATATCTGCCCCCAGGGTTCGGCTACCCCAGCAGGTGGCGGACTCACTTACGACAAAATCGCGAGTAATTCACACGCGCGGACCATCCGCGCTACCCAAACGTCCTCTCAACAAGAGAAGATTGTTTTGAACTTCCACCCGCGTATGGCCAGTCCACATTATGGCGTCCAATTTGAGGGCGTCAATGATTTCGCGTATCAATACCCGTCTCACGACAATGGTATCCAACCGTCTACGTCTCACGTTCAACCGTGGTCGCTGATCGT